ATCCATCTTCGATAGAGTTGAAGGTAAAAGAACAATTTGACAAATATGGAATAAAATATATTCAGCAAAAACCAATAAATCACGGGCACTTTATCATTGATTTCTATCTCCCGGAGTATCAGTTAGTTGTTGAATGTAACGGGGATTATTGGCATAATTTACCACACAAAAAAGAAAGAGATCGGAAACTTGAAGAATATGTTCTTTCTAAAGGGAAAGATATTCTTTGGTTATGGGAACATGAAATAAATGATGAATGGTTTGACATTGCCGACTATTTGGAGGTGATGTAAATGCCTAAAAGATCTGGGAAATTTTATAGTAAAAATGAAAAGAAAACGCTTGAAAAACTTGGGTTAAGACCTATTCCGTTTTCCGGAGCTGGGTGGATATAGATAAAGAGGACGGAGAATCTGAAAAAGCTTTGGTTCAATTAAAATCCACGGAAGCTTCATCATATCGGGTTGATATGTTGGACATTAAAAAGCTCGAATATCATGCTTCTGTTTCACATAAGGTTCCTATTTTCATTATTCAATTTCTCAAGCAAGATAAAATATATGCCTTAGTAAATCTTGAGGATCTTGAGGATCTAAATGATATTCTAAATGGAAACCAAGTTAAAAGAAAAATTGAAATAAAAGAAAATGAAGAAGAATTAGTTGAACGAAGAAAAATTCAATCTTCACAAAAGGCAAGAAATAAATTCTTCGAAGAAAGGGAAAAATTATATGGCAAACGAAAACGTGATTAGTGCAGTCGGATATTTCGATGGAAGCAATTCCAAAGGAAATTTCGATGTTCAGCTTAAAGCTAAGTTTATGAACAACGATCTTCCCAATGCACTTCAATTCGTGGCAGGAATCGGTAAGCGGCTCCGATTGATTGCTTTGATCGATGATGAAAAGGTCAAACTTGGAACATTCACGGTTTACGGCATGAGAATCGATAGCAACGGAAATTGTTTCGTTACATTCAAATCGAATAAGGATTCTGTTAAAATTGAAGATTTCTCTAAGCTTATGGTTGATGAAGCTTTTATCACATTCAAGGCAATGATTATCGGTGATGAAGAATAAGTAATGTACACACGAATGTGTGACATAAATAAATTTCAAAAAAAGAAAGGAAACAAAAACAATGGCTAAGAATTACACTATGGGTCAGGCGGCTCGAATCTTCTACGAGGGTACAAGCAACGTTGAGATGGCAGACATCATGCGTCGTTTCCCTTACGCTTCCATGCTTCTTATGAAGCTCAATGAGGAGGCTGTAATCGCTATGGAAACTCTTCCTGAGTTTGAGACGGTTCGTAAGCTTGATAAGCTTCGTCGTAAGGCTCTCGGCATTCTGAAGTCTTCCAGCGACGACGAGGATGATGATGCTACCGACGAGGATGAGGCTGAGGTCGAGTCTCCCAAGAAGTCAAAGGATAAGCCTGCTAAGAAGGGTAAGAAGAAGGCTGAGCCCGAGGACGACGAGGATGAGGACGAGGACGAGGAGGAGGAAGCTCCTAAGAAGTCTAAGGCCAAGAAGTCAGTTAAGAAGTCCAAGAAGGAAGAGGACGACGACGAGGACGAGGATGATGACGAGGATAAAAAGCCCGCCAAGAAGTCTAAGGCCAAGAAGTCTAAGAAGTCTGATGACGATGACGATTTCGATTTCGACGACTAATAACTGACAAGGACGATCAAAAAACCGGGGCATTCTTTTAGATGTAAGTCCCCGGATGTCCTTGTATAAAGGTGAAATATGAAAATATTCGAAATTAAGAATCTTGATTGTTCTAAAAAAGAACACAGACAAAAACTTGTAAAAGAAACAATGAAAGTTTGTAAACTCAAAGAAAAACCAACAATTGATCAGTTGAAAGAAATATGTAAAAAAATAAAAAAGAAATACAGGATGAAACTCAAGACATTTCCAAAGGATAAAATCAACTTCGAAACAAACATGGCAAGCGTCGAAATAGATCAAGGTCAATTTTCAACTTTCGATTATGAATCAAAATATGAATGCTTATGTAAATACATACTGATCGTAAAAAGTTGGGTTGACTTCAAAAAATTGGAGGCAAAATGAACAAAATCGAAGTCTATACGGATGGAGCTTGTTCAGGAAACCCTGGAAAAGGTGGGTATGCTTTTGTTATACTCCACGGTGAAAAAGAAATATTGAAATTAAGTGGTTGTGATGAACAAACTACAAATAACAGAATGGAACTAAAAGCAATAGTAAGATCTCTTCAACATGTGATTTCTGAATTCAGAGAAATGAAAGATGTTCTTGTTGTTATCCATTCTGATAGTGCTTATTGTATCAATCCTGTTGATAAGGGATGGATCAATTTCTGGTCAAAGAACGATTGGAAAACAAAATCGAATGAACAAATAAAAAACGATGACCTTTGGAAGCAATTGTACGAAATACTTCAAACAAAAAAGTTCAAATTCAAATTCGTAAAAGTAAAAGGACATTCAGGAATTAAATACAATGAAATGGTAGATAAAGCTGCCAAAAGTGCCATTCTCCGTTTGAATGCAAAATCATTTCCAAGCGGAGGTACAGCAAAATGAATCTTACAATGAAGATTAAATCATTCACTGTTACAGCTGATTCAGAGAAAGAAGCATATTTAATCGGTTGTAAGTCTTTTGCTAAATATATGGCATCTCCCAAATATAAAAATATTTCATTCAAAATCGAACGTGCAAGTGGAACAGATAATACGTTCATTTTTACAATGTTTACAAATTTAGATCTGGGAGAAGAACAAAGAAATTTCTGTAAAATGTGCAAGGAATTTCATTCAAGTTTTTTCATAAATGAGAATTATAATTGCCAAAGATGCAATTTGAAAACATTTCTTGAAAGAGCTAAAAATAAATCTCAGATCTCTAAAGGATTTTATAAGCATAAAATCGAAAATAAATCCAAGGAGTAATTTGAGATGAGAGTTCCAATTGAAAATGATTATTATACCGAAGAAGAGCTTCTTAAAATGAAAAAGAAAGAAGCCGTCAACGGTTTAACTGAAAAAGCTCAACGATTTTGTGAGTCATACGTTCAAGGTCATAATTGGAAAATGGCTTTACAAAAGGCTGGATTCTCTGAAGGAACATCTTCAAATGGAACTCTTGCTTATAAGCTTTTAAGGGATGAAAACTGCGTTAGATATATAATGTGGTTGAAAGCTCGAATCTTAAACACGGCTTTAATCAATGCCGCCGATCTTATTGATCATTGGGTTCGAATTGCTTTTTCTGATATGTCAGATTTTGTTGATATTTTTCCTCACAGTATTCGATTAAAACCTGCAACACAGGTCGATGGTCAGCTAATTAAATCAATAAAATCTGGTCGTGATGGAGTTTCAATTGAGTTATACGATAAAATGAAGGCTCTTGATTCTTTGGCTAAGTACTGTGACGACATGCCTAAGGAATGGAAACAAAAGATCGACGAACGAAGAACAGAACTTCAAGAACAAGAATTTATTCTTAAGAAAAAGCAACTTGAACTTGAGAATCCTGACAAGGAAGATGATGGATTCATCGAGGCAATTAAAAAATCAGCTGAATCTGTCTGGGATGAAACGTAAAATATTTCAAAAATTTTTCATTTTCCTATGTACAAACAGCAAGAACATGTTATAATGATAATCAAGGTAAGGGAAATCCTTCCTAACAACAAATCATAAATATAAAGGAGAACATTAAAATGGCTACTACTCTTACTCGTGAGGCTTCTTGGAACAAGGTTGGCACTTCTATCCGTGAGGCGAATTCCGTTAAGGAAGCTCTTCAGATTTCCGGTCTTGATTATGAAGTGGTTAAGGCTCCAATCTATCTCTCAAATGGATCACGCATCAAGGATCAGTTCGCTACTAAAATCAAGGGAACAGATAAGGTTTTCGGTATTGTTGGCAAGGATTATACCATCGTTCAGAACGAAGAAGCTTTCTCTTTTGTTGATGGAATCATTTCGGAAGGTCTTACTTTTGAGAAGGCTGGCGAAACTTCCTATATGAATTACATCATCGCTTCCCTTCCTGAGCAGTACATTCTCGATGATGGATTTAAGCCCTACATCATCTTCCAGAACTCTCACGCTGGTGCTACTACTCTTAAAGCTGCTATCTGCCCTCTGCGTATTGTTTGCCAGAATCAGTTTACAACGGCTTTCAAGAATTCCGAAAATAAGATTTCTCTTCGTCATAGTTCTTCTATCCATGAAAAGATGGAAGAGGCCCAGCACATTCTTCAGTTCACTGCTAACTACATGAACGATTTCAACAATCAGGCTATCAAGATGGCAACAACCAAGATTTCCGAGGATAAGGTAAAGGAAATCGTTGATCAGTATTTCCTGGTTGATGATAACGCTTCTACTCGTAAGGTTAATTCCAACGAGGAAAAGAAAGTAATTCTTCTCAATGCTTACAACGCGGAGGACAACCAGAACTTCCGTGGAACTGCTTGGGGCATGGTTAATGCTTTCAGTGATTATATCACTCACATTGATCCTTCTCGGAAAACTGAGAAATCTGATGTTTCCAAGTTCATTAACGTTACGTTCAATAGTGGATTGATGAATAACTTCATTGAAATGGTCATGGCAAACGTATAATGAGGAGGGAGGAAACTCCCTCTTCTAAATATAATCAAAATAATTTAAGGGGAAGAAAACATGGAAAACACAAATAAAATCGAACCTAAGACAATCATTTGTAACCATTGCGGAAATGAATTCACCATGAGCCCGGCGGAACAGAAGTATTACGAAAGTCATGAATATCAGCTTCCTAAGAAGTGTCCTGAATGCCGTAAGCTTCGCAAGGAAAAGAAAACGTTAACTTGTATCGATTGCAATGCTGAATTTGAGATCAATGCAATTCAGGAAGCATATTACAAGGAAAACGGATACGAACTTCCTAAGCGTTGTCCCGAATGTCGTAAGTTTAAGAGAGCTCGTAATGAAAAGGGTGATGAATAATGAAGGAAGGATGGCTTTGTCCCCGTTGTGGTAAGATCAACAATCCCAATTTAATCAGTTGTTCTTGTCTCCCTTTACTCGATGACCCGAGTGATAAGGAAGGCCAATACAAATATAAAACCTTACCCAAAGATCCGAACATTCAGAACCATCACGAAAATTGAGCATTCATTGGTTGGAAAAGTGGAAGGACAATCCATCAAATGAGATATGAATTTATTTGTTTCTTTACTGGTCACAAATAATCCACGATTGATGCCATTTAGAAGAAAGGAATACCATGCTAACTATTCAGGAAAATAATGAACGTTTACGACTTTACAATCTCGGATATACTGATGAACAAATAGCAAAGGAATTATTCTTACACATTTCAGCTATCGGAAAGTGGAGAAAGAAATTCAATCTTCCTTGCAACAATAAATTTCATATTCGTGATGCTGTTAAAATGGAATTATATAAACAAGGACTAAGCGATAGGCAAATGGCCAAAAAGTTAAATTGTTCTATTTCTTGTGTAAATTCATGGAGATACAGAAAAGGACTACCAAATAATAATAGGAGAAATGATTATGATTTCATTTGACGAACATCAGGAAAGATTGCAGCTTTATTATCAAGGATTAAACGATCGTGAGATTGCTGAAAAGCTATATTTAACTCCAAGTGCTATTATTCGGTGGCGTCAGATAAATAATCTTCCAAGCAACGTAAAAATTAACAATCGAAGATCAGAAGAAAGAAAGCTAATTCTTTACAATGCAGGATTCACAGATAAGGAAATGGCACATCAACTAAAAATGAAAGCAAGATCCGTTCAATCATGGAGATCTAAAAGAAAATTAAAAGCAAATACGAGGTGATTCAGTTGTTATTCACTGTCTACGTAAAAGATACGCTAACAGGAAAACGAAGCAAGCATATAATGGAAAGAAAGTCTGAATCACTCGCTAAACAACATGCACTGAAACGCGAACGAAAGTTACGTGGACTAAACAGAGATTATAATTTCCTTATTGTTGATTCAATATATTCTACTATAAGGGAAGACAAAACAGATGACGCATATCCTGAAAATAGATGGTATCGAAATATTGATAACAGGTACAGATAAATGGAAACAAAACTACGATATTTCAGAGTGATAGTATGTCCAGTCGATAAACAAAGAATAATCATGAGGATATGGGAACCTACAAAGTGTAAAGCCATGTTAAATGCATATCGACAGTGTAAATGGATATACAAACAAAACAACATTATGTTTTCAACATTTTCAGTAATTCGACTAAATCCGAAATATGAAAGGAAAACAGAATGAGATGCCCTAAATGTAAAAGTGATCAAATAACTGTAATAGATAGCAGAGTAAAGCAGAACAGAGCATTAAATTATGTCGGCCGTAGAAGAAAATGCCTAACGTGTGATTATCGATGGAATACAATAGAAATCACTGAGGAAAATTATTCTTTTATGTTTGAAATATTCATGAGAGCTAAGGGTATACTGTGGAATCAATTAAAGAGGTGAAACTAAGTAAATTATGAAATGGGAAAAGCTATCGAAAAAGCAACTACAATTATTTACTTGGTGGATGAAAGAATCTCCTTACAGTTCATACGACGGTGTGATCGCAGAAGGTGCGATTCGGTCAGGGAAAACTTTGATTGGGTCATTTGGATTTTTGGTCTGGAGCATGAACTGTTATGATCGGCAAGTATTTGCTATTTGTGGTAAGACGGTCGGATCATTAAGGCGAAATGTTATCACATCTCTTAAAGAAGTCTTAATAAACCGTGGATATAAAGTGATAGATAGGCAGGCCGAGAATAAGTTAGTAGTAGCTAAAGATGGAGTTACAAATACTTATTATCTATTCGGCGGAAGGGATGAAAGAAGTCAGGACTTAATTCAGGGTATCACATTGGCCGGCATATTCCTGGATGAAGTAGCTCTTATGCCTCGTTCTTTTGTTGAACAGGCGATGGGACGATGTTCAGTAAAGGGAGCTAAATTCTGGTTTAACTGTAATCCTGAAGGTCCTCAACATTGGTTTTATACTGAAATCGTTAAGAAATCAGAAGAAAAGAAACTATTAAGATTGCACTTCCGATTGGAGGATAATTTATCACTAAGTCAGGAAGTTCTTGATAGATATAATACAATGTTCAGCGGCATATTTTACAGGAGATTCATTCTTGGTGAATGGGCTTTTGCTGATGGCGTTGTATATGATTGCTTTGATATAAATAGAAATACTTATAGGGATTTTGAGAGGGAACAAGTTCTCCCTCTTGTCGTGTTAGATAACGATCCGTGGGATGGATATCCTTTTTACGGTGTTGACTATGGCGTGTTTAATCCCCAGGTATTTCTTGAGATATATAAATACAACAAGCCGGGAGATAAGATTCCGTATTTCTACGTTGATAAAGAATACTATTACGACAGTCGGAAGAAAATGAAACAAAAAACTGACGATGAGTATATAAAGGATTATCTTGATTTTGTTGATAACAAACACAACAAAGGAATGATAATTGATCCGTCTGCCAGTTCACTAATCGTTGCTGCACATCGAAACGGAATACGAACACAGAAAGCGAATAATGATGTAGCTAACGGAATTAGGATGGTATATACACTTCTTAATCTTGGCCACATCAGAATAAATTACGATAAATGTCCTAACTTGATCAATGAGTTGGGGCTTTATATTTGGAATGAAAAACGAGGAGAAAGTGGAAAGGAAGAAGTTGTTAAACAGTACGATCATGCTTTGGACGCTCTTAGATATGCTGTTTATACTACAACTCCTGATTCATTAATCTTCGGGAAAGGCGTAAAATAATATGTCATGTACTCGTTCATTTGTTAGGAAGATCATCAAACAATCGCCTGATGTAGTGATTGGAAAGCGGTATGATTTCTATGCTAAGGATTGCGGCAAATTTTATTTGATCTATCAACGTGATTATGAAGGTAAGCCGTGGGAATTGATCATAAAGGTTTACAAGAGTAAAGTTGATAGCGATGAAATTGGAGCTTGGCAGCATTTCGAAAGAAGTTACACTTCGAAATACAAAGAGGATCCTAAGCATGGAAACAGATATTTCACTGTATAATAGGAGATAAATAATGGGAATTTTTGAACGACTATATTATTTTTCTGTTGTATTCACAAATACAATGAAGCATATTCACTTCCATGCTGTAGGAAACAAATTCGATAGATTGCATTCTATCGCCAACGAGTATTATGAAAAATCAAATGATGACTCAGATCTCTTTGGCGAATGGGCGCTTGAATATGGCGAGGAAATTCAAAATCCAAATGATGCCGCTAAATTGCTCGATGTGATTGTTGAAAATGATAATCAATATAATTGGGAAAACGGCATTAAGGCTATTTCGGATTGGATTCAGCAATACATTGAAGAAATGTCTACTGTAAGAAATTCTCAACATACTTCTGACGATGTTAAATCTGAACTTGATACAATTATTCGTTATTGGAAGAAAGAAAATGGTTACAAGAATGAAGCTCGTCTAAAGGAGATCTAAAATGGGAAATAAACACGGTATTAGAAAAAAGAAGCTTCGGACTGCTGATACTGGAGTCCCTGGTATTCTCTCAAATAAGTCCGAAGTGATTTCTGTTAAAAAGGCGCTTGATGCGTATAGCAATCCGGCAGCTAATCTTGGATTCGGGTCAAATAATCTTACACAAACTGCCGGATACGTAATGCAAAGATTCACGTGGGATTATTATACATTAAACATTCTATTCAGGGATAACTGGATCGCTAAGGCGATTATTGAAAAACCTGCTAATGAAATGATGAAGAACGGATTCAAGATTCAAACTGAATTGGATCCTGACAAAATCGATGAAATTATGCGGGTATGGATATCGACAAAAACAAACAAGAAATTCCTCCAGTGCTTGAAATGGTCTCGTTTGTATGGTGGTTGTTTGTTGATTCCAATGATTGAAGGGCAGGAAGATCTTTCAACTCCTCTGGATCTCGATACAATCATGCCAGGACAGTATAAAGGTTGTTTTACAATCGACCGTTGGTCTGGCGTATCTCCTTCTCTTGAATTGGTTGATGATATTTCGGATCCTGACTTCGGACAGCCCAAATATTACATTGTAACTTCGGCACCTCAAAACTATAGCACAAAAATCCATCATTCAAGAGTTATTAAGATGATTGGTCGTGAGCTTCCTTACTGGGAGGAAGTAGCCGAAACTTATTGGGGTGCTTCTGAACTTGAACATGTTTACACAGAACTCAAGAAACGTGATGATACATCAGCCAACATTGCTTTCTTAATTTTCCTTGCTAATATCCGCACATATTCGATGCAGGATCTCGGTCAAGCTATCTCTATGGGAGATCAGGAAGGACTTCAAAGAGTCTACGATACCATGAGAGCAATGAATCAGGTCATGTGTTCGACTGGTATGTTGGCAATTGATCAGGACGATAAATTCGAGGAACATCAATATACATTCACTGGAATCAATGATGTTTATGAATCGTTCATGTTGGATATTTCTGGTGCAGCTGAAATTCCCATTGATAAGTTATTTGGACGTTCTCCCACTGGATTTAATTCAGGAGAAGAAACACTTCAAAATTATTATGATACGATCGATGAAAAACGTGAAACTTATGTTCGTGATCCCCTTGAAAAACTCATGAAAATTATCACCATGTCGGCTATTGGTAAAATTCCTGATGATATGACGATTGAATTTAATCCCATTCGTCGTTCTTCTGAAAATGAACAGGCTGATCTGGCTCAGAAATATACTCAGGCTATCCTCGATGCATTTGGTGGTGGTCTTGTTGATAAGGAGACAGCTCTTAAGGAACTCAAACAGTCTGCTACTCTCACTAATATGTGGACAAATATCACTGATGAGATGATTGAACAGGCTGAAGTTGAAGATAAAGAAAAGAAAGAACAGGAAAAGGCAGAAAAAGAAGAACTCGAATCTGCTGTTGAAGATGAACATAATGAAAAGGTGGAGAATGAATGAGCTTCTATCAGGGTGATCAATATTCATTTATCCTCAAAATGGAAGTCGGAGGAAATCCTCTCGACATGGAAGGAATCGAATTGATCGAGTTTACAATTGGAAGTCTTTCTAAGAATTGGCCACTCCAAGTTACATACGATAAAGATAAGAAACTATTCTATTTCCCGGTTACACAAGAAGAAACATTCGAATTCGATCAATATGAGCACTACCAAGCAAGAATTAAATACATTGACGGAAATGTTTACGGCACTCCTGTTAACAAAATCAATATAAATGAAACACTTTCTAGAAATATTATCTAAGGAGGATATATGGCTAGTTTTTTTAATCTAACTCTTGATACACTGGCACCTCAAGGGGTAGTTGTAAAAATCAATAATGGTGCTATTTATACGTCAAACAAGGTTGTAAATCTTGCAATTAGTTGTTCTGATACAGATACCACTGGTTATTCAATGAAGATCTACGGCAGCGTTGTTGGTGCAGCTAAGGTCGATGATGCTAAATGGGAAACTTATTCTAAGACAAAGCAAATCACTCTTACAGATGGAGATGGACTTAAGACAGTCTACGTTGTTATTCGTGATGCTGTTTGGAATGAGTCCACTGCGGCTTCCGCTACTATCACTCTTAATACTTCCATTCCTGTTGTTACCATTGTTGGACCCGACGTTTCTATCATTTCTGAAATCACTGGTAAGAATGCCTCTAAGTTCAACTTTACCGCCGATCAGGTATTCAATGAATATAAGGTCGGAATTGTTACTGCTGAGAACTCTAGTCAGTCCGATTGTGTTGTTATCGGTACAACTGGCGGATCCACTAATACTTCTGGAAGTGATGGAAATTATCCTGCTTCTGAGAACATCGAAACGACGATTATTGGTTCCGACTTCAAGACTGCTGCCGGTGGTGCTGATGGAACTTACATCGTTAAGGTGTTCGTGAAGAACCAGGCCGGTACTTGGAGTACTTAAAATGGCGATCCCTGAAATCACATTTACACATGACGTAGATATTGTTTCTACTGTTCAATCTTGTACTGTTGATTTCAGCGTAAACGAGAATTTTCTTAAATTTGAAGCGAGAGCTACTAAGAACGGGGAACCATTCGGACGAGGCATTGGAAATCTTGTCACTGAGATGAACATTGTCTTTCCGAACTATTTCCCGGCCAATAAAAGTTATTCTTTTGTTATAACTGATTCTGATCTGATATTTGGTGAGGGGCTATACAGGATTTCGATGTATGCTCAAAATACAGACGGAATTTGGAGTGACGCTGTAGCTTTCTCTTGGGATTCAGAAAATGCCGGCTGGGATCAAGGTATATGGACGTAAGGAGTCAAAAATGAGTTTCTTAAGTAAAATCCGCAAGAACAAATTGTTAAAAAATGCATTCAAAAGTGCTAATGATCCGATATGGTTCGTTGAATACGAGACACAAGATGATAAAGGTCAGGTCAATGTTTATGCTAAATCACACAGGGAAGCTGTGAAGGCTGCAGATAACATTATTAGGATCCAAAACGGAGACAAGCCTTACAAGATCATCAATACATCTTGCGTGTAAAATAATTTTTATTCTCCTATGTACAAATTTCAGATTTGTGTTATAATGTACACATAAGGTCAGAAGGCCCATAAACAGCTTAGGAGGATAACGAAATGTACGAATATGAATTCTATCTCTGGAAGGCAATCGAGGAAAGTGATCGGAAAGAAGATTTCATGAATCGAAAAAAGGAAGAACGAAAGCAAGATCGGAAAGATAAAATGACAGACTTCTGGATGTTCATTTGCTTGATCTTCTGTTTAATTGTTTTAATCTTCTCTCTGGTCGATGCATTTCATGAGGATGAACCTGTTGAAGTAGTTGAACAATCAATTCAATATTCACAGACTTCAGTCAGAGGAGATAATATTCCTGCTTCTGGATATAGTTCACTTGAGGCCATGATTAAGGATGGCGAATATCCTGAAAATAGAGCAATATTCAAAGTTACTCATTATTGTGGTTGTTCTAAGTGTTGTGGTAAGTGGAGTTCGGGTTCTGAATCGGATGCCATTGGAGCTAATGGAACAAAGCTGAAGGCCTATCAGAGCATAGCTGTTGATCCAAAGGTTATTCCATTAGGTACAATTCTTCATGATAGCACGGGTAAGCAGTATGTCGCGGAGGACACAGGTTCAGCCATTAACGGATATAGGATAGATATATTTACAGGTAACCATCAAGAAGCAAAAGAACTCGGCATTAAGGAAATTGAACTTTATTGGTGAAAGGACAAAACATCATGAAAAATATTCCATTTGAAATTGAACAGTTTAGAGCTGAAAACTTATGCTTGAAATCATATATCAATTTGCTTGATGAGCTTTTGTTCTGGAATGAAATTGCCGGAATATATTTGGATGCCCAAATTCTTAATGAAGCAATTAGTTTAATTTCTTGGGTCAAAGAAGTTCATGCAACTAATAAATAGGAGGACTAAAATGATAATCATTCTTCAAATCATTTCTATTATTCTTTGTATTTGGAATTCTGCAGTGTGGGCACTTACAGACAAAGGATGGAATGAAAATTGTGTCTCTGCTGCTTCAATTTATTTCCTTTGTTTTATTTTGTTATATTTGTTCGGAGGTTAAAATGAATACTTTAGATGGAGCCATTAAATCTTGTGATTCTTCGTATTCCGATTTCAAAGAAGTTTACAATATCCTCGCTGAAGCTCTTAGAAATAGTACAAACACAGACAAAATGATTCAGCTTGTTTCTAAAGCACAGGGAAAGATTCTTGAGTTAGCTGCTAAATCTAAGTGATTGAAAGAGTGCAGATAAATGGATTTCAAGAAGACTATGGATAAAGCAATTAGGTCTTGCGATCGTGTTACTGTTAAGTATGATGATGCAATTGGAGATACTCATACTTTCTTTAAAGAATCTGAAGAAGAAGCTAAAAAGTGGATTGATCAAGGAAAGTTTCCTCATGGTGCTGCATTTAACGTAAAGATTGACGGAAAGCTTTATAAAAAGGAAGCTCGATAAATTAAGAGGAGGAAGAAACAAATGAAATACGATCCGATTATGTGTATGATGGTCGACGATTCTGTTAAGACGAAAGATGGATTATATGATCCAGAAAAGAATGCCGGATATGAATTGAAGAAAGAAGGTCAATACTTCAAAATTTATAAAAATGGTAAATTGGTTGGAATGAAGAGCACTGAAGAAGAAGCAGCGCGGGAAGCGGCAAGACATAGAGCTGCAAATGATAGCAAAACCATTGATCATGCTATTCGTAGTTGTGATGAAGATAAAGATAGATATGAAGTTGTAAAAATTGGCGAATTTCTTTATGGAATTTATGATAACATAAAAAAGAAAGTTGTTATTGAATCTACGAAAACGGGAATCGAAAGCTATTCTAAAATGTTTAATGCTAAAAACTTAAACAATCAGAGAAAGATGTGAGGTGAATCTACATGACTTATAAATTTTTAGATAAAGCAATCAATACATGTGATAAAGTTGATTCTTCTGATATGAAAAATATTAAAAATGCAATTGGAAATCTTAAAAATGCAAATTCTCAACTTGGAATGATTGATGATCCTGAAATCAATAAAATAAAAAATACTATTTCTCAGTTAATTTCTAAACTCGAAAGTATGTGAGGTGCAATATGCCTTATAAATCTGAAGCACAACGTAAATTCTTCAATTCTCCAGCAGGTAAAGAAAAGCTCGGCGAAGAAGAAGTAGAAAAGTGGAATGAAGAAAGTAAAGGACAAAAAAATCTTCCAGAAAAAGTAAGATCAAAAGATACTTGGAACCGGGCAATTAAGATGTGCGATCAGATCGAATTTCCTTCTGAAAAGGAAGCAATTGAATATTGCAAGGAAAATGGAATTGATCCTCATAAAATTGCTTTGATTGGTGACAAATACGTGATCAAATGAGATTTAATCTTTGGAGACGTGCTCGGTCTGTTGAAAATGAATATTTGAAATCGTTATATATTATCTGTGATATATTTAAGAAGATCGCTCAAAGCTCTGGGAATGATCAGCAAAAATATATCCAGAAAATGAATAACTTTCAAAATTCGTATCAATATGAAAAGTTCATCATGTCGACGGTTAAGAGAATGGTAACTCCTCTTTCTGTTGATAATATGAGAACCTGGAGGCAAGCAGCACGTAAATCTACAAAAGGAAAATTCTTATATCGAGTCTTAATAGAAGAACTTGATCAAGGTATCGGACAAGTTATCGATAATCAAGTTATTTCAAATGCAAGCCTTATAAGAACACTTCCAAATGATGTAGCACAAAAAGTTACCAAAAATATAGCTGAAGAAGCTCTAAAAGGTGAACGAGCTCGAAGCATTGAACAGATAATCAGACAGGAAACTGATAAACATTCAAGAGCTTCAGCTCGATTGATAGCAAGAACTGAAGTAAGCAAAACTCAGTCAGCTCTTACTCAAGCAAGGTCAGAACAGCTTGATTTAAGATGGTACGTCTGGAGAACTGCTTTGGACGGAGACAGAGTTCGTAAGTCTCACCGTTTAATGGAAGGAGTCCTTGTTAATTGGAAAGATCCCCCTGCTCCTGAAGAACTTGCTGGTGAAAAATCAGCTGGTCACTATCACGCAGGAAATATTTACAACTGCAGATGTTATCCTGAGCCGCTACTTGATATTGACGATGTTAAGTGGCCTCATAAGATATATCAAAACGGACAGATAATTTCTATGGGAAAACGGCAGTTCGAACAGATTATGTAAAAACTTAAATTTTCCCGACGTACACCTGTCACGGCCGATAGTATAGCTTAGCTATATCTATATACTATATAATATATTCTGTTGAAAGGAGGATAATATGCCATTTACTCCAGAAACTCCTGGAAAGAATATAATATTTGATAAACCTGGAATTCCTACTCCAGCTTGGGGAGATGAAGAAAAAGAAGTCTCACATGCTGTTGAAGGAACGGCTATTTTCAAAGGTGAGTATTCTTACCAGGACGATGAAGCAGGAATCGTTATCACTGGTTTGAAGGCGAAAGGTTATTACATTCAACACCAAAGAAGTGGAACGTTCACTGCTGATTCTTCTATCAGAGCTTTTTATAATAACATAGAAATCCTAACAAATATTCTTGGAATGGACGAAACACATCCGTATACGACTGCTGAAATGTTTATCAGAAATGGTATGTGGGTCGTTCAATCTACATCACCCGCTGAAAGTAACTCTGTTGATAGTCCTATGCAAAGCGCATTTAGTAGAGCACTAATTAAAGATGAACCTTATATCGACTCGCTAATTCTTGGTACTTCCGGAGCTACTTCCGGAATTTATAGAGTTTGGATTTATGAATAATTAAGGAGGAAATTTTATGTCTATTCTCACTCGTATTGCTTCTGATGGTATGCCCATCGAAATGACTGACTGCACTATGGATAAGTCTCATACCAAGCTTTCTATTATCGCACCCACTTATAAGCGTTATCCCGAGCGTGCTGGTAAGACCATCACGGTTGATCCTTGTTGGGAAATCACTTATAATGATCGTGGTTACTTTTCTTTCATGAAGAATACCGGCGGTCATGTTTCTGCTCCCAAGTATAACTTTGCATTCGTGAACGAGGCGGCTGGTGACAAGGAAGTTCCTGCTATGGGTACTTTCTATAAGGATTGCACTGCTTCTTCTGATGACGGTATTCTGTTTACCGTTTATGACGGCGCAACGAATTTCGTTTGCAAGGTTAACGTGATCACGAAGGAGATCGTTCCTAACGTCGGTGATTCTACTGATAAGGATCATGTTGCTTACATGACTTCTTATGGTGAGGCTTTCCTGAAGGCTTATCTTAAGTAAAGAGGTAACAAAATGCCGAATATTAAATTCGCAGACTGCGGTTTTGATCCTGAAGCTTTTGGAGTTTTCAAGGAGGTTGACGCTGGGATTCTGAAGGCCGCTGACGGATTTGATCTTTCAGCCTATAAGAATATGAGGGTTGATCTTTCAAATGAAACAGCGGACCTCCAGATTGCCGATTTTAACCACATGAAGAATGGGGTTCATTACACTCTTGTCGCTGTTAATGCAGCAGCGAAGCAGCTTCAGGTCAAATTCCCTACAAAAACTACTCTCTACAGTGAGGACATCGTCGCTGAGAACGGTATGACAATCGTTTATAATTTTTTTACCGATGGATATTCGATCTATTGTGAGAGGGCTATCTATTCGTAAAAAATATTTTTCAAAATGGTATGTACAAATCATCTCAAACATGATATAATAACAAATGGGGTAAAATACCCTAAATCTTATGGGAGGTTCGTTTGATGTCGAAATATTATTATGCTTCAAAAATTTCAGATAATATCTCGGTCATGGATAACGGATGTCTCATTTGTTTTAACGTTCCGATCGCTCGGACAGGAGTTTACAAATACTTAAGGGAAGAGCTGGGACTCGACGGTCAAGGAATCGTTGATGTTTACCGTACCCCGGAGGAAGTTTTTAGCAAAGTCGCTATTGCTTCCTTCGAGGGTAAGGCTTTCACAGATACTCACCCTGCGGTTGATGTAACATCTGATAATTGGTCTATTTACAGCAAAGGCGAAATTACAAATGTTCGTCGGGGATCAGGAGATCAATCTATTTATCTTCTGGCAGATATTATTGTTCGTGATCCTATTGTTATAGACGAGATTCAGTCGGGCGTGAAGAGGGAGATTTCTTCCGGATATAATTGCTGCTATGTCGAAGGAAAAGACGGAAAGATTTATCAGAAAGATATTCGAGGAAATCATGTCGCCTTAGTTCAGGCAGGACGGGCTGGATCTCATGTTAGAATAAATGATGCAAAACAGAGGCCAGAAGTAACTACAAAATATAAATTTATCAAGAAACTCGACAAAGCAGTTCGAAATTGTTATTTTGTTGAAAAATAATTAGGAGGTTACGATGGCAAATAACGCTAAAGTTATGGATTCCATCAAGAGCTTTCTTCTGAAGATGAAGGCTAATGATGAGAATATTCCTGAGGAGCTCGCCCAGGATGCATGTGAGATGGTTGAGGCCGTCAAGGATGCTCTGTGCGAGGATGAGGAAGTTATCGAAGAGAAGAAGGAAGAGGAAGTCAAGGACGAGGATCCTAAGGAAGATATCGACAAGAAGGTCGAGGACGCTATGGTTAACGTCATGCGTAAGTATGGCTTGATCAAGGATGGCGCAATGACTTCTCTCGATGAGCTTGAGAAGAAGCTTGGCGAAGAGGAAACTGAGGACGTCGACGGTGAGGAAAAGGTCACTGAGGATCCTGAGAAGATCAACGATTCTGCACGTCGTCAGCTTCTTAAGCAGGTTAAGCCGATTATTGCTGGCGTGAAGGATTCCGCTCAGCGTAAGGCTCTTGCTGATGCTTTTGCTAAGTCTCTCGGTATGAATAAGCAGACGGCTGACTACAGTGCTGTTCTTTCTGCTTCTCGTTCCGCTGTTAAGGATTCCAAGATTAAGAATCCCAATCCTGTTTCCGATGCTGATTTCGGTATGGAAATCGCTCGTAAATACAATCCCCACTACATGAAGGAGGACAAGTGATATGCCCGGTAAGGTTATTGGAACTTCTATGAATGTCGGTTATCCCGGCACTCAGTCTCGTCAGGCCGATGCGATTATTCAGAATCGTGTTGCCGATGGTTCTATCGCTTTTGGTATGGCTGTCAAGCTTATGAATACCAATAAGTGGAAGCAGATTTCGGAGGGTGATGCAGCTACCGACGTCGCTGGTATTGCTGTTCGTGAAGTCGTTCAGGCTAATACGTTCAATCCTCAGTCTAACCCTGATTATCTTGATGGCACTCCTGCTGATGTTATGGTTCGTGGTAACTGTATCGTTAAGTGCCAGAAGGGTACACCTACTGCTGGTTCTGCGGTTTATGTTCGTATCGCCGCTGATGATGCTCATCCTGAGTATCTTATCGGTGGTTTCGAGGCTGCCGTTGACGGAGTCAAGACCGTCCAGGTCACTAACATCGAGTGGACTACCGGTGTGATGGATTCTAATCTCGCTTGTGAGGTTACTATCAAGACCCGTGCTAAGGGTTAATAACATAGGAGGAAAAGAATATGCCTAATATTATTCAGACTCGTGGCGAAGCGTTCGGTGCCAGCAATGGTATTCTGACTATGCAGGATGCCTCTCTTGGTTCCGGCATTCGTACGATCGATGCGGCCGGCATTGCTACCGGCATGGCTTTCCTTGAGGGAGAGCTTGAGAAACGTGATCCTAAGATTCGTGAGCCTCTGACTTCTGTCACTTGGCAGCGTGATATTGTTGCCGATACAGGTGGCGGTTGGGTTGATTTCACTTCTACTCTGGACGTCGACTATGCGACTTCTGGTCCTAACGAGAATTCTCTTGTTGGTGGTGCCACCGATGTTCTTCCTATGGTTCAGGCCAATGTGAATAAGGACATCTTCAAGGTCTTCACCTGGGCACAGGCCATGAAGATTCCGTTTGTTGACAGCCAGAAGTTCCAGACGATCGGTCGTTCCATTGATTCTATCCTGGACAAGGGAATTCGACTCAATTATAACAAGAGCATTGATCAGCTCGTTTATCGTGGTTTCACCAATGTTGGTATCACTGGTCTTGTTAACAACGTGAATGTTGTTGCCGAGATGGCTACCGCTGGTGCTGGTGGTACCACTGAGTGGTCCACTAAGACGGTTGACGAGATTCTGTGGGATATCAACAAGGCGATCACTGAGGCGTGGGCGGCTTCTGAGTATGATGATTCTGCTATGGCGAATCACATTCTTCTGCCTCCCAACAAGTACGCTTATCTGGTTTCCACTCGTATCGGTACTTCCGGTGACGAGAATATCCTTTCTTATTTGCTGAAGAACAACATGGCGGCTCAGCAGAACAAGAAGCTCGATATTTATCCCTGCCGTTGGTGTTCTGCTGCTGGTACGAATAACAAGGATCGTATGGTCGTTTATGTGAACGATAAGGACTTCACTTACTTCGATCTTCCTGTTCCTCTTACTCGTGCTATGACTCAGCCTTCTGCCCTTCAGTTCAGCTACATCACCGTGTATGCGGCCCAGATGGGTCAGGTCAAGACTCTTTACACTCAGCCGATGCGTTACATCGACGGTATCTAATTTAGATAGAAGTACAGATAGGAAAAAGCTTAAAAGACAGATAGGAAAATCTCAAAAGACAGATCTTATCTGTACTTCTAATCTCAAAACAAGAAAGGTGAAATAAAATGAGTACAATCAGAATTTTTTCTAAGAAGGCTTTTGCTTTCGGTCCCGGAGCTCAGCATGGAACTGATGTGATTGATCATTTCGTCACTGTTCCCGGCACTTTCCAGGATATGCCTGAACACTATCAGAACGATCTTACTTTCAAGGAAGCATGTAAATGCGGCGAGGTTGAGGTTGTTCGAGTAAATGCTCGTGCTGTTGTTTCTGAGAATAAGGTCGAAGTGAAGACGGAAGATGAGACTGAGACTCCTACTGAAGAGAATGAGGTCGATGTCGAGGCTGAGGTTAAGAAGTTCTACGAAGATCTGAAGACCAAGTCTGCTACTGAGACTAAGGAACTCGCTAAGAAGTATGGAGTTGATTTTGTTGAAGATGATCAGCTTAAGATCAACAAGAAGAGAGTTCTTGAGGCTTATAAGATCAGTCTGACTGAGAATAAGTAAAAGGAAAGGAGGCACCTCTATGAATCATGTTTCTATTCAAAATATTCTTGGAGATTCCAACAATGCTTATATTATGATGGAGGTATTTAGAGGTGCCTCCAACGTCATTCTAACTGATAATCCTGAATTCACAAGAGAAGAATTCAATTCTATTTTCCCTGTTTTTAAGCTTCAGACTGGAGAGGTCTATAATCAAGGAGACATCCCGAATGAAGTGTACAATCTCTTTTATAACATGGCAAATAAATCCCTTAAATATGACAGATTAAAATCTCAATGGAAATATTGTATGTGTCTTTACATTGCACATTACATGATTCTGTTTTTAATGACTCAAAATGGAGATCCTGGAGCTCAGTCTGCTTTGGCTGGTTCACTCCCGAGAGGAATTGCTTCTTCTAAGTCTGTTGATGGACTTTCTATCAGTTACGATTTTATGGGAGCAGCTGATGATCTTTCTGGATACGGGACTTGGAAATATACAATTTACGGACAGCAGCTCGCTACTATCACTAAGATTTATGGTAGAGGCGGCATGTGGGTGAATTGGTGATGGCTAAGTCAAAAGGTCCAGGGTGGGAAGTTGTTGAATCTGCTTCTAAAATGGTTAGAAATATACAACTTCTTGATTTCATGAAAGATAATGAAGTCTACATTGGAATTCAACAAAAAGAAAGCAAACGAGAAGATGAACCTATTACAAATGCAGAGTTATTATTCATCCATACAAACGGATCTCCTATAAACAATATTCCTCCTCGTCCTGTTATTGAACCTGCTATAAAACACGACAATGAAAGACTTTCTGGGATGATGAAGAAAGCTGCTCAACTTGTGTTGGCAGGAAAGATTGATGATGCAATTATTCAATTAAAAAGAACGGGAATGAGAGGTCAAAACGTAAGTAGAAACTGGTTCGTTAATCCTGAAAATAACTGGCCTCCAAATAGTCCTTCTGTGATAGCTGAAAAAAGAAGGAAAGGATCAACAAATCCTCGACCTTTGATTGACACAGGAGAATTAAGGAAGTCAATAACATATTTCGTCAAAACAAAAGGGGGTAGAAGCAAGTGATAAATATTTCAGAACTCATTACAGATCCTGATTTCTGTCAGCCAAATGGAATTAAAATCACTCGCTTCACAACAAAAGTCGTAAATCATATTCCTGTTGAAACTAAGTCAAAACTTACTGTTTCTGGAATAATTACGATAGATAGTGAAAATGAAGATTCCATGCTTGATCAAGCTGATTTGAATAAAGAAAGAATCCATATTTTTACTCATCAACGATTAAAATGTACAGGAAGAGATAAGTTAGATGGAAAAGATTATTCTTCTGATGTTGTTCATTTTAACGGAAATGATTATATCGTGAGATATTGTCTTGATGATGCTCAATATGGATTTTGTAGATCTACCGCTATTAAAATGGATCCTGAGAGGATGTGAGGTGAGATATGGCAAATAATATTGTTTCACTCGACTCTTTGGATATTAAAATTGCTGATTTTATATCAGAAATAACCAAATTAGATCAATCAAAAGTTCTCGTTTCATTCGTTCCGAAAGGTCAAAAATTCGGAAGTTATGGAGAAAATATTTGTTACGTTAAATTCTACAATGAAAATGATGAACGACAAATGTACAAACAAAGAACAACAAAACATGATCCCGAATCAGAAACAAATACAATCACTCAAAGCACGATGAGAACTCTCATGCTTCATTTGGTTCTATACGGACCTAATTCTGGAGAACTTGCTTCTTTGATTAACGAATCGTTATATACAAATAAAGGAAAAGATTTCTTATATTCAAATAATCTTTCGTTAATTCCTGATAGAACATCTTTTCCTTTCAAATCTTATGAAGAAATCGGAGGTCGTTGGTGGCAAAGAGAAGATGTAAAGTTATATTTTTATAACTCTATTTCTATCGAAGAAGTTGTTGGAACGATTTCTGAACTTGATATTACAATTGATAGACAATAAGGAGGAATGACAAATGGGTGTGAGTCTCAATAAAATTGTGGACATCACTGTTCAAGTTTCGAATCCGTCTACTATTTCAAGTGATTTCAATCTCGGCCTTATCATTGGTAAGAAAACAGCTATTCTTGATTCTAAAGTAAAAGTTTACACAAATGAAAATTATTCTACTCAGATGGTTGCTGATGGATTTGCTGTTACGGATCCTGAGTACAAGGCTGCCGTCGCTTATTTCTCTCAGAATCCAAAGAGCGGACAGGTTGCTATCGGAGCTATCAACGTTGCTGATTCTGAAACTCCCGCTGAAGCCCTTACGGTCATCAGGGGTCTTAATGACAGATTTTATGCTGTTTGTTTCGCTGATGACCTGACTGATTCCGAGGTTTCTGCTGTTGCTGCTTCTGTTGAGGCATTTAATATTCCTACTCAGTTCTATTTTAGGACGAAGGATGCTAAGTGCATTCAGGCTTCTCAGACCAATGTTCTTAAGACTCTTCAGGATGGTAAGTTCACTCGTACAATTGGATTTTATTCCAACGATGACCTCTGCGTTCCTTCTGTTGTTGGTCTCGTCAGCGGGTTAAATTCTATGGAGGTCAATTCAGCTTACACTGCAGCTTATAAGACGTTGGTCGGAGTAACTCCCGAGAATCTTACCGATGATCAGCTTGCCGCGCTTACTGGTTATTGCGGCAATGCTTACACAACTTTCGGCAACAGATATCATTTCACATATCCTTGCATTTCTTCTGGAAATTATCATATCGATGAACTTTACATGATTGACGCTTCTACATATCTTATTCAGCAGAATACGATTGCTGGTCTTGTTACAGCACGTAAGATTCCTCAGACTGAAGATGGTATGAGCATGATCACTTCTTTCATTTCTTCTGCTTGTGACCGTCTCGCTGAAATTGGAATGATTTCTGGGGGTATCTGGAAGGGTGATAAGGTTCTCGATCTCAATACCGGTGATGCAATTGAAGGCGGTTACAGAATTCAGTCCGGTTCTATCGCTGATCAGTCTGCTTCTGATAGAGCCGAACGTAAATCTCCTCCGATTTATGTTGCTCTTCTCTCTTCTGGTGCCATTGAACATGTTGTGATTCGTGTTTACGTTAATCGATAAGGAGGCATAAAATGAGAACATTTGTTTATTCATTCGAAGATACTGTTTGCACAGTTGCACATCCCAACTTTGGTTCATATTCTGCTTATGGAACGGGTATTGGTTCGATTGCTGTTTCTTATGCGAATGATGTTTCCGATCATCAGACGTCTGCAGATCTTGCTGTTGTTATCAGTAAGCATGCTTACAAGAATGGAACGATTACGTTTGATCTTCTTCAGTCCAGCGATTTCAATTCTTGGCTTAAGAAGTTAGTTGCCTATCTTGAGGAAGCTGAAACTAATCAGTTTGCTCTTACTACTATCACTCTTTCTAACAAGTCCACTGGCGACACTTACTACGCGACAGGTGTTACACATCGCAAGCGTCCCGATAATTCTCTTCAGTCTCAGGCTCAGAATCGTTCTTGGGAAATGCTTTGTGCTTATATTTCCGATAAGTAAGAAAGGATAAAATATGGAAAATTTTGTCTCTAAAAAGCGTGAAACTTCTTCTACTTTCGAATACGAAGGAAGGAATTTCAAAATCAATATGTTTGATCCAATGCTTGGGAACTACATCATTGCTCAGATTATGCAATTTGTTCTTCCTTTCGGGATCGGAAATGCTCTTTCTAAGAAGTTATCTGGAACTGAATCTGTTGAAAATATTGGTTTATCTGGAAAGATGATGAGTAAGCAGGATTTCATTCAGCTTCAGACAGATATCCTTAGCACAGTCGAAGAGGTTTATCCTTCCGGAAACAAGTCTCCTGTCGTTCGTGAAAATGGAACTTACGGAGTTGAGGATGTAACTTCTTTGATGTGTATTAAGTTGATCATTGCTTCTTTGGCATTCAATTACAAAGATTTTTTCAGCGAAATCCCGTCTCTCGATTCTTTCATCGCCCATTAGAATTTGAATTATGCGATTTCCCAAACTTGAATTCGAAGCTTTATGCTCCTGTTATTTCAGGAATGTGGAAACAGCATGAACTATGGGATGGGACTTATACTTTCAATGATTGGTTGGATGCAATTGAGATCATTGAAGTAAAGGGCGAAAACCAACAACGACAAATTGATTATATGGATTCTCAGATGAAGAGGTGATATCAGTGGCAATTGAAACATTGAAAGAATATCTTGTTAAAATCGGGTGGAATGTCGACGAGGTTTCTTTTAAGAATGCCAGTTCCGTAATTGATGGAGTTACTGGAAAACTTTCAAAGTCTGCTTCTGGTATTGCCTCTTCGTTCATTAAAGCAGGAACGATAGTCGGAGAAGCTATTGTTGAAATCAATGAGCAGATGTTCAGCTTAATTGATAAAACAGCTTCTCTTGATTATCAGACAGAAAGACTTGCTCGTCAATACTGGACGTCAGAAAAGAATACTCGCTCTTTTTCTACAGCTCTTGAAGCTATGGGAGAAAACATGAATTCGATCATGTATATGACGAATGAGCAGTATCAAAGATTCATTGAATTAAATAAACTCGGAAGAACTCTTGAGGCTCCGAAGGAACTTGACGATTATCTTGTCAAGGTTCGAGGTCTCAATTTTGAATTTAATAGATTGAAAGTTATTCTTCAATATGCTTCACGTTGGGTTGTATATTGGATTTCAAAATTTACTGGAAACGATATCGATACTGTAACAAACAAGATTAGAGGTTTCGGAGATTATCTAATCAAGAACATCGAACCTATTACGCAGAAGATAGCTAAATTCTTTGAATTTTTCTATCGAATGGGTAAAGCAGGAATCGCAATCATAAAAGGAATTGGAACTGCAATAATCGATGTTGTTGAACTTTTTGATAGTCAGACTACAAGAATTATTGCTTTGGTTTCACTTCTTGGAGCTGTTCTTTTAAGAAGTCCGATTACGTGGTTCATCGGAGCTTTGATGGCCCTTCTTCTTTTAATTGACGATTATCTCGTCTGGAAGAAGGGCGGTAAATCTGCTATTGATTGGAGTAACTTTGAACAGGTTATTTCTGATCTTTCTTCAAGTTTTGATGAATTAAAAGCTAACCTTAAACCTGTGAAAGACCTTCTTGATCAGATATTCACAAAGATCACAGGAGGAATGACTGTAACTCAAACTTTGCAGAAGTTGATTGATGGAATCGCAAGCGGACTTGATTTAATTTCTTCTGCATTAAGTGAGATTAGTCATTGGATCGATTTAATCACTGGGAAAAATAAGGATGAAAATTTCCTCGGTCAGAAATCTCCCATATTCGATTGGATTGAAAAGAATACAGGATTCTTCGACAACAAAGCGATGGGATGGTTGTTCGGAAGAGGAGATTATACAGGACAAGAAAATCTTTTTGAACGTATTGCTGGTCTGTTTACAAGCAATCCTGCTGATACAGGAATGGTTACTTACGGCGGAAATACAAGCAATTCGAAAACATTCAACCAAGAAAATAATATGACGTTTAACTTCAGCACAAATAAAGATCCTAACGATGTTGCTGAAACTATGAAGGATGCTTTGCTTAGGACAAGGCAATGGAATCCTAAGGTATTTTAAGGGAGTGTGAAGCATGGCAACTGGTTATCTTTCTCCAAATGGAACAAATACGTCTGGTCTGTCTTATGACGCCATGCTTTATTGTAAGACAAATATTGGTGGTTATTTCTTTGATGGTTTTACTCAAGTGTCACATTCAAGAAGTGTAGAAGTAACTGAGAATCCTGTTGAAACTGGAGCTTCAATCGTCGATCATGCTTACGTAAAACCATCCGAAATAACTATCACAGTCCTGATGAGTGATGTTCATCAAAGTCTCATTCCTGGACAATTTGGAAATGGATATTCGAGATCAGTGAATGCTTGGAACGTTCTTAAAAAGCTTCAAGAAGACAGAATTCCGATGAGTGTGCTTACTCGTCTTGGACTTTACTCGAACATGTTAATCACAGAAATTAAATCTACTGATACGTCTGAAACTTTTAGAGGACTTCAGGCTGATGTCACATTGAGAGAGATTCCTGTTGCAAGAGTGAAAACTGTTAAAATCAGTCAAGCTCCTCAGACAACTCAGGAAACTGAGCTTGGTAAGGTAGAATCTTTCAAAACAACACAGGAACTTGAGTCTTACTTGAGTATGCTTCTCGGATATGTTTTTGGAGGTGGACAATAATGGTTAAAATTCCTCTTAATCCGTATCCTAATCAGAAGTTTCAATGCAGAGTTCCAGTAAATGGAATTAACAAGAATTTCGAATTTGGGCTTTGGTATAATGAGCAAGCCGGATATTGGCTTCTTTCTTTGACTGATGTAGATACAGAAACTTTGATATTTGACAACCTTCCTCTTCTTTCTTCTGGAATTTATTTCCACGATATCCTTCGGCAGATGGATTATAAAAGGATAGGGATGTGTATGATAGTTCCAGTTATCAATGATAAAAGAAGTATGCCAAATGACAAGAATCTTGGATCTGGGTATATTATGATCTGGGGTGATAACGAATGAATGTATGCTATCCTGTTCTCGTTAAATTCGCTATCACTTCTCCATTTAGTTTCAGAACTAGAATAAAAACGAGTGAAGGATATTCTTCTTCTAATCATAAAGGAGTCGACCTCGACGTTCTGAAAGATACCGATCATGATTATGTTGTATCTTGTACTGATGGAATTGTTGAAAGTACAGGTTATACAAAATATCGTGGTAACTATGTATTTGTTAAGAATAATGACGGTGGAGGATGTTTATATCAGCATTTAGATAAGATCTCTGTATCAAAAGGGCAGAATGTTTCTTGTAAGTCTATCTTGGGTATTATGGGATCCACTGGCAATGTTTCTGGTAAACATCTTCATTTCGAGGTAACAACTCAAACTTCATTCAATGGATTAACTCTCAATGGCGGACAGTTTAATCCTGCCATATTTTGGGGAATACAGAATTATGGGAATCTAAAAGGGAAGATCTTTGATGGGTCGGGAATGATCACAGGTCTTTCTTCTGGTCAGCTAACTACTAATTCTTCAACTGATTCAGATAATTCTTCTTCTACGATTTCATCTTATGATGGACTTCTTGATGTTGTTCCGTCAGACAAATATTATGAAATCACTGACTTAGAAGGGGTTACAACTGATTGGCTATACGGAAGAAGATACAGGTGCATAGTTGATATCGGATCAAATAAAGCCTTTGATGTTTCCGAACTTAGATGTTCTTTTGAAATCGTTAAGTCTGCTTATTTCGAAGCAAATCAATCTTCTGTTGTAATTTACAATTTGACTCCAAATGATGAAAATAAGCTCATCAAATCAGGACAACGAATCATTATCGAAGCTGGATATAATGGGGATCAATACGGAAAGATCTTCGAGGGAAATGTGATTCAGCCGATTCGTTCTAAAGAAAACGGCGTTGATTATAAATTGACTCTTGTTTCAATGGACTCTGACAGATATATTGCCTATGGTTTGATTGGAGTATCTCTTACAGCTCAGGAAACAGCTCGATCTGCTATTGAGGCTTGTGTAAATAGAGCAGGAGATATTACAGGAAATAATTTCGGAATGCAAATTGGAGTTCTTGCTGATCAAAGAATCAATTATCCTCGTGGTAAGGTCATGTTCGGATCTCCTACTCAGTATCTAAATCAAATAGCTAAATCGATGAATGCAACTTACTACAACGAGGACGGTTCTGTCAACATCATATCTCCTAAGGAACTTGCAGATAATGAGATTTTTGATCTTAGTCCTGAAACAGGTTTAATTGGAACTCCTGCTCAAAATGAATACGGTATAACTTGTAGATGTTTGTTGAATCCAAGAATGAGAATCAATTCTCTATTCAGAATCGACAACTCGAGGATCACAAATAAGAAATATGAGTTAGGAACTCCTATTCGCCCTCTTGATTCTTCAGGAATCTATAGGGTGATTAAAATCACTCATAGAGGGGATACGAGAGGCGATACTTGGGAAACTGAGGTTGATGCTATAAGTCAGGCAGGAATTCTTCCCGGAATGATCACGGGAGAGAACGTGTACATCTACTAAGTAAAAAATTTTTCAAATAGGGTATGTACATTTGCTGAAAACCTGATATAATGGAATCATAATAAAGGAGGCGCAAAGCTTCCTTCAAAAACAGGAGGTAAATATGAAGGTTAAGAATTTCGGACATTGGGACAAGTTGGTATTTTCTGACAGAGTTATTCTTAAGAACGATCTAAAATATATGAGTTTAGAACAAAAGGATTCTCTTAATGAGCTCGATGTAATTAGGTCTGACAGAGGAAAGGTTCTTTATATTAGCGAAAAGTAAAAGGTATCGCTCCCCGAAAGGGGAGCATATCTCGTATAAAGGGGAATTTTAATGGGTCTTGTAAGAATCTCTGGTTGGACAGGAAATGACAATCAGATATATGAAAACTTAATAAATGAAACAATGTTCAGGACTCGTTGCTGTATTCCTTGTGTAATTCAAAGTTACAACAAGAATAAAAGGACGGTCGAATGTCAACCAGCTATCCGTGAGAAGATTATCAATGAGGACGGAACTGTTCAGTATGTAAATCTTCCAATGCTTGTGAATGTTCCTGTCATATTTCCGTCATGCGGTTCATTCGAAATAGACCTTCCGATTGTGTCAGGAGACGAATGTTTGGTTCTATTCTCTGATCTTTCTATTGATAATTTCTGGTTGAAAGGGAATGTTCAAAATCCAGTAGAGGTCAGACGACATGATCTATCAGACGGAATTGCTATTCCTTGTAATTTGAGCCTTGCTTCTAGAAAACCAGAATTAAATATTTCTGTTGAAGAAAATGACATCAAATTCACGGGATCTTATGGGTCATTTACGGGAAAACAGTTGTATGAAATGATTCATAATCACTATCATATCGACTCTGGCGGCGGTCAGACATCTTCTCCGAGAGGTGTTTAACATGAAATATAGAAAACTTGATCAGAATAGAGATTATACTTTCGGAGCTGGATCTTACGATTATATTTCAGATGATGAAGCAATTGGTCAAGCTATCAAAACCAAGATTCTTCTATTCTACGGAGAATGGTGGGAAGATCTTGGTTTAGGAATTCCGATGTTTCAATCATTCATCGGGCAAGTAAATCCAGAAACGATAAAAGTCTCTTTAGCGAACGTGATAGAACAGAGGATAGAAAATATTCAAGGAGTTGTTTCTGTTTCGAATGCTGATGTTGTAATTAACAAAATGAAACGAACAATGGAATTGATAATCGATGTGATTACGTCAAATAAAACTTCTGTAACTGTAGAGGTGAGTTTATAATGGCATATTTCAATCCTTACATCGATGGAACTGGAATTCATGTTCCTACATACAATGATATCAGAGATGAACTCATCTCGCAAATGAAACAGATCTTCGGATCAGATATTTACATCGATGAAGATTCGATGGATTATCAACAGATTTCAATTTTTGCCAAAAAGATCTATGATACAAATTCTTTGGCTGTTATGGTTTATAATAATCGGACGGCCAACACTGCTATAGGAGTTGGTCTTGATAATCTCTGTGCTTTGGTTGGAATTCAGAGAAATCCTGCTACATATTCAACAATTCAGCTCACTATCACAGGAACACCAAATACAGTAATTAAGAACGGACAAGCTACGGACGGAGATTCAGTATGGGATCTTCCCGCCGAAGTTACAATTCCTGATACAGGACAGATAGTTGTTGAATGTAATTCACATGAAAAAGGATATTTCCTTGTTCTTCCTAACACGGTAAATACAATTAAGACTCCCGTATACGGTTGGTTGGGCGTTACGAATACATATCAATCTACACCCGGAATTGATGAAGAAACAGATTCGCATCTTAGGGGTAGATATTCTCAATCAACTCAACTTCCAGAACTTTGTGCTTTCGATTCAATGACTGCTTCTATTCAGACGGTTGAAGGAGTTTCAAGAGTCAAGGGGTACGAAAATGATACTGGAGAAGCTGATTCACTTGGTCTTCCTGCTCATTCAGTTACTTATGTAGTTGAAGGTGGAGAGGATGAATCTGTAGCTTATCAAATCTATAGTAAGAAAACTCCTGGATGTTATACTAACGGAACGACGGCAGTTAATATCGAATCTGTAGCAGGAAACATTACGGTTATTAGATTCTATCGTCCGACTTATAAACCTGTGTATGTAAAAGTTTCTCTTAAAAAGCTTCAGGGATATAACGATGTTTATGTTCAGAATATTAAGGATGCAATCACAAATTATGTGAATAATCTTCAGATTGCCGAGACTGTTTACAGATCTGTTATTTGGTCTGTTGCTATCGGACAGATGGGATCAATCTTAAATCCTCAATATTCAATTACAGATATTCAGCTTTCCGTTGATGGAACAACTTACAGTCAGGCAGATATTGAGCTTAATTTTTACAATGCGGCACTTACTGATGCGGATAAAATTATCGTGGAGGTGAGTTAAATGTCTGATTCGAATATTCCATATCTCAAGCTGATTACATCGGAATATGCACAAAGTGAAAAATTTAATTCTTATGTTGAATCATTTCTTAAGATGATTTCTCCTAACGTTGATAATTATAATGATTATAATATTCTCTTCAATCTTGAAACTGCTTCAGGAGATCAGCTCGATAAAATCGGCGAATTGGTTGGGATTGGAAGGGAACTTCCTACAGACAATGTGAATATTCCTTCTAAGTTGTCTGATAATTCTTACCGATTAGTTATCAAGGCTAAGATTTATAAAAATCATTGGGATGGAACACGTGAGGGAATGGAAAAGATCTTTAAACAATTTTTTCCTAATCTTCCGTATGATATCGTCGATAATCAGGATATGAGTTATACGGTCACAATCATTAATCCTGAAATCACAGATGAATTCCTTGCATTGATTACAGAAGGATTTATTCTTCCTAAACCTGCCGGAGTAAGAGTTAATTATACTATACTCGATACTACTTTGTTTGGCTGGGATAGTGAAACTCAGTTTATTGATGGTTGGGATAAGGGTAAATGGTCGAACAATTAAGGAGGACAATATGAAAGTTTCTGAATGTTTGAATAATATTTCTGAAAAAGAACTTGGTTATATCAGAATCATTCAGTTTGCTATGGGAGGAGAAGCTACTGAAAGAACTCTTGATACATTCACGAATAAAGAACTCGTTGATATACAGCAAAAAGATGCTCCCGCTTATTACAATATCGGAGAGTATTCATACATTATCGCTAATAAGTGAGGTGATATAAATGGCTTCTACTAATTTTAAGTTATTCGACGAAAATAAAGTCAATATGATGTCTGATACAGAGTATAATATTGCTTCTCAGCGTCTTAATGGAGTTCAGACAGGTATAGCTTCTTCTCAGTTACAAAATAAGACATTGTACCAAACATCTCTCGTGGCTTACGCAATTACGAAAATTATGAATCAAAATGGATACGATGCTAACGATTCTGCTGCTGTTTCTGCTTTTGTTGGAAATATGTCCAATTCACTTCTTCAGAAAGTACTTGATAAAGCTACTTCTGCTGAAGCTCAGGCTGGAACTGCTTCAGGAAAATGGATCTCTCCTGCTACAATGAAGGCAGCCGCTTTACTTCTTTCTGGTGGTACCATGTCTGGCCCAATTAACATGGGAAATAATAAGATCACTAATCTTGCTGATCCGACAGATTCTCTTGATTCTGCTAATAAGAAATATGTTGATGAAAATTCATTATTTAAAAAGATTAAAGTTGTAGATAATAAAAGAATAACTGTGCCAACTAATGATACTCATACTGAAAATTTCAGTCCTCCTTCTGGATTTGATGAATCATATTTCAGCAGAATAAAATTCATAGAATATGAAATTAGAGATTTTACTTCTACAGGTAGTGCAACAACTGTAAGTTTCGGTAAAATATCAGGAGGAAAATACATATATGCAAACAGGACGGAACGAAGAGGAATGGTATCTTTGATTATTTCGGTAGATTCTTTTGAAATTAAAGAATCATCAAAT